GAAGGGAAAGTTATGAAAGATTACAAGTCGCAACAATAAAAAGACAATCGAAATCACCCAAAGAACTTAAAAAAATTAATTGCAAATGGGAAATTGACAATAGAGTGTTAGTAAATCCTGATGGACAAGTTTTGCCATGTTGTTATTTTGCAAATTCTCATTTTTTTAATTCAATAACAAACAAAGAGAATAATTTAGTAACTCATCCTTTAATTAAACATTATAATCAATATAAAAAAAGTCACAATGTTTTTCATAACAACTTATTAGATATTATAAAAAATGACTGGTTTAGAAAGAAGTTGCCTGACAGTTGGAATAGTGATAGCCCTGTACCCCAATGTTCAAAGCACTGTGGATCATAATATGTCTAAATCTTTTAAAATAAAAATATGTTGCGTTTACTTTGAAGGAAAATACACACCTGACTATGTTGAAAAACTATACAATGGTTTAAAAAGAAATAGCACTATACCATTTGAGTTTATATGTTACAGTGACAATCCCAACGTAAAAGCAGATATAGTAATACCTTTACCAAAACATTCAGATATTAAACTACATTGGCACAAACTTGCGTTTTTCTCACCACTATTTGCTTATCAAAAACCAGGTGATGAAATAATCATCATGGATATAGATCAAGTTATAGTTGGTAATATAGATGAAATGATAGGTTATCCTGTTGATGATAATGAGTTAGTATCGTATGGTAAGTGGTGGAATGATACCAAACTAACTCTTAATGGTGGTTGGTATAAATTTAAATCAGGAAGTTTTAAATATATTTGGAATGAATTTATAAAAAATGTAGAGCATTATCAACTTCGATACTACAACAAAGGCATTGTTCACCACAAATACTATGGAGAACAAAATCACGTTGAAAATACTATAAGATACAACAAAGGTAAAATAACTCTTATGCCTAAAGAGTGGATAGGTAAATATACTAATAATGAAAAAACAAACTTACAATATAATGTAAAGTATTCAGAAATGTTTGATACTGATTATATGATATTAGACAAACCTAATCCTAAGTTAAAGATAATACATTTTGCAAATCCCGATAGTAACATTCACACATCTAAAGAAGATTGGATAAAGAGGTATTGGAAATGAGAATAATTTGTTGTAGATTTGGTAAAAAATATACCAACTGGCACGTTAGAAATCTTAAACATATGATTGATAATTATTCTGGCCTAAAGTATGATAGTTTTGAAGTTATTGAAGATGATCTGTATGGCAACTGGTATAATAAGTTTCAAATGTATGATAGATTTAGAGACGGTGAAAATCTATACTTTGATTTAGATATGGTAATATACAATAAAGTTCCTAATCTAATAAGAAAGGATTTTACACTATTACATGCTTGGTGGAGAGAACCTTATCATACTCCTTTAAACTCATCAATTGTATCATGGACTGGTGATGTATCACACATATGGAATAAGTTTAAAAGTGATGAAGAATACTATATGACAAAGTATTGGAAAGGCAGTGATGAATTTTATTATAGAGAATTAAAATATAATACCTACGATAAAGTCTGTTATTCAATACAAGAAGATGAAACTAAAAATAAAGATCACAGTATATGCCTTTTAAATCAAAACAAACATCTTATGGATGAGGGGTGGTCTGGATGGTGGAAAGATTATTTTGTCAGTTCAAATGCCACAGACAATGTATCATAGATAGTTTGAGATTTTCTTAACTTAGTTTTTAACTTAGTGTTCTTAGAGTTTTTTATTTTATCTAACTCAAACAAAGCAATCTTCAGTGTAAACAATTCCTCTTTGTCTTCAGATTTTTCTTCAAAAACAGTTTTTACTAACAGATTAAAAAACTTTGTATCAACTTTATTATTCTCTAAGACTAATCCTTCATTTTTTGCTATCTCTAATACAGCAGTCTCATAATCTTTTCTTTCTTCTTGTTTTCTCTTATATGTTATTTCATGCAAATCATCTAAAGTAACAAACTCTAATAAAATTTTATATTGTGGTTCGTTTTCATCAAAAGGTATTACTGTTGGGTATGTTTCTTTTTTATCTTCACTTGTTGCTAGTATTTCAATAAACTTTCTATCTTCATCACAGAAATATGCCGTGATAAAATTATCTTTCAAGTATTCTTTAGTTAGCATGTCTTTGATCCTCTATATAACTGTATAAATCGACTTTGGGTTTCCATCCTAAATCTTTTAATATACTTATGTCTGCTTTATTATCTAATCTCTCGTTTTCTTTTCCCACCAATCTCTCACACTCTATTCCAAAGTAATCTACAAGTTGAACTAAGTTATTGGTCTCTCCTGTTCCAATATCTAAGACACCTGTAAAATCTGAACTCATTAAAGTTTCAATAGCACTTATAATATCATTTACATGAATAAAATCTCTTGTATGATTTGTATGAATAAAAGGAACATCGTTTCTTAATATTCTAGGAATTAACATATCTTTTTTAGCATTAGGTCCATAGACAGTTGTAAATCTCATACCAACACTATTTTTTGGTGCGATCATCTCTAAAGCATGTTTAGTAATTCCATATGGATTACGCCATGATTCATACACCACTGAAGAACTAGCATATAATATTCTTGTATCTTTAAAAAAGTCAAATAATCTTTGCCCAGCAATTACATTGTTTATCCAATATCCTGTTGGGTTATTTAAACTATCTCTCACACCTGACAAACCTGCCAAGTGAATTACTAAATCGACATTATGTTTTAAGTCGCAATTTAATAAATCATTACCTGACGCTTTATCTAAGCAGATTATGTTATGTTTTTCTTTAAAATGATTTTGTAGATTTTGTCCTATAAATCCATCACTGCCTGTTAATAATATGTTCATACTCTATATATACAAGTTATAACTTCCTAATTTTAAACTGATATGTTGATACAGCAGATGAAGAACCAGCAGGAAATCTTTGTGACCTATAATCATCAGCATTTACAAATAAAGTATTTGTTGTGTTTCCTGTTAGTCTAGTATCTGTCATAGTCGCTCTTGTTGATCCTGATCCGTTTATGTTATAGTTAATTTTGTATCCGTCTGTTGATGAAGCGGCCGTGTGTCTTATCCAATCACTCAATAAACTATCAAAATTTGTTGTAGTATATTCTTGTATATCATTTGATCCTGTAATATACATTGGAGATGTATAAGATGGTGCTGAACCACTCCATGTTCTTCTAAACAAATAATAATTTGTAACTGTTGATGGTCTGTCTCTTGTTGATGAAACATTTGTTGATCCATTATAACGTGTGTCTGTATATACAGTTGTCGAAGAAACCCTAGTGTGATTTGATAAACTAGTTGAAGTATGTAAAGTATAAGTTCCTGCTTGTGAGTTACTTGTATTTGATCCAATTAATAGATCAATTGCAGGATGTAAAAATGTATCTTTAAAATCTTGTAAAGACATGGCACGAATGTTTCCACTATCATTGTAAACAGGAAAAGTTTTACCTGTATCAGATGCTGGCGTTGATGCTGATGATGTTAATCTCAATCTATTATAAGTTACCGAAGTATCACCTAAAGAACCAGGTGTTTGAAATGATGACGGATGGGATGAAACTGTACTAGCAATTTTTCTAGTATCAACTAATGAAGATATATTTCCTGATCCAACTGAAAGGGCCGCACTTGGACTTTGTGAATATTGATATATTGTTTTATCTATGATAGAATCAATCATAGCGTCACTCATCTCTTTGAGATCACCACTCAAATTATATAAAGGTCTTCTCACTGCCATGGCAACCCCCTATGTACTTGTTCCGTGTATTATCTTAACTGTTGTTCCACTTGAGTCGATTATGGATAAAGAAACCGAATTAGATAAACTTGAAAGATTAGAAGAACTTGTAAGCAATGTTCCACTTTCATTCGGTAGATTTATTGTGTTATTTTGTGTTGGATCAATTACCGATAATGTAGTTGTTATACCATCCTCAGTAGCACCTTCAAATACTAAATTAGGTGGTAATGATGTTGTATTTGTTGTTGAATTAATATTAGTTGTAGTTATAGAACCAGCAACGTTTACGTTTGTATTAATATTTAATGACGTACTATCGTTTGTCGTAATAGTTCCATTTGAAATTGAAACGTTTGAAACTGAAAGACTTGTATTAATAACAACATCATCTGTTAATGCTATTTTAAGAATATCAGTTGGTAATACACCAGCAGATATTTGATTAGTTGTTCCTTGAAATGTAAGTGTATCTCCACCAGCAATTGTTTGAGTATTGTTTGATTCATCAATAATTGTAAAACCATCATCAACAGTAGCTTTTAATTCATTTAACGCACCCATGGCGTTAGTAGCAGTAAATCCTGTTAATATCGCAGGATCACCAACGTCTAAACCAAGTTTATTAAACTCAACTCTAAACTTCTCTAAAGTGTCTGTAACGTATATATGTGCTATTGCCATTATTTTTTAAGTCCTATAATTAGTTGTTTTATCTCTCTTAATTCTGCCTTTAAAGTATTTATTTCTTTTACTGCCGATCTTAGAGTATCTCCTTCTTTTTTTCTGTTTAATACTCTTTGCATATAAACATTATATGCTGATTTGTCAGTGTTGACGATTGCACCAGTTTGTGTGTCTCTAACTAAACTTGCATATCCTTCAACTTTAATTTTAGTCATATTATACCGCCAAAGCAATTCCTCTCAAATCTTTTATACGAGGTGCATAAGCAGAGTTTGTTCCTCTAAATACAATTTTAATTTGAAATGATGAGAAGTCTGATATATTTTCATCACTCCATTTATAATCTTTAAAGTCTCTATCTAATACTTCTTGTCCCTCGGATGATTTAACTGAATCGTCTGTTGTTCCATCTAAGTTAAATGGTGTAAATGGAATATCTTCTATTCTTCTTTGTTCCATACCACCTGTTACTCTATAATAACATCTTAGTTGTGATGTACTTCTAACTGATCCTGCAACTCTTATTTCTAAAGCAGTTGATGGATTTTCTAAAGTAATAGGTCTTGTTATATAAGAACCAGCAGATGAACCACCTAATGTTGCCGTGTCATCTTCATAATTAATTGTATTAGTAATTTTAGCAACTATCTGAGCACCATTAGCAGGTGTTGATGAAATTGTTAATGTACTTCCTGAAATTGTGTAGTCATCAAACGGTGCCAAAGTTGTTCCGTTAAGTGTAACTTTAACATGATGAGCAGACTCAGGTGTTCCTGATAAAGTAAAATCTGTATCAGAATTATTACCTGTAAATGTATCAGTTGAATATACAATTGGATTTGTTAATCTGTTTGTAATAGTAAACGCATTTAATCGTTTCATATCAATTATCGGAGATAGATTTGGATTATCAGTAGTCATAGAAACATTAACTATCATAGATTGATTACCATATCTTGTAGTTGCATTTGATCCTATTTCTTGTTTTTCATTTATTTCACTAAGAACAACTTTTGGTTCTGTGAAGTATATGTTATCTCCAATTACAACTGACTTAACACCACTTTCTAAATCTCTACTGTAAGCAAATGATGTATTGCCAGAGTCCAAAGAGTTACTTGATGTTGATCTTAAAGTTGTATTTAAAGATGTTCCTGGATGAACAACATTTCCAATTTGTAGTTGTAACACATCATAAGGTCTATTTTGTGTTGCAGTTACAGTAGTTGATCCTTCATCTCCTGTTACAGTTGCCGTTCCAGCAGTTGTAACATCATAACTATCTAAAGTTATATTTGATATTGAATTAAAAGTTGTATTGATCTGTGCCTCAGTTATACCATTTGATAATGAAGACGCACCTGAAATAATAACATTATCACTAGTGTGTAACATACCATGATTCGGATGATGAACTCTTAGTAAAGTTGAACCATTAAATGTTCTTAATGGATTAGTTACTAATGTTCTTGTAGGTAATGCCTTGTTAGCAAGTGATAGTGTTCCGGTAGTTGTTGTATCAAATACTGCCTTCTTCAATGTAAATTTTAAATCTTCAGTTTGTTCTGGTGTCCATGTACTGTAGTTAGCAGATTTAAATAATACACCAGATGTTGGTTGTTTAGATACTGTTCTATTAGAATCAAGTGTCTTACTTCCAAGTTTAGCAATGTAAGCTGTGTAGTCTGCTGAGTCTGAATATAAGATTATACAATACTCAACACCTTCGTTCAAATATACAGGTGCGTTGAATGTAAATGTCGTTGCAACTGTTCCATCTGTTGATGTATTAACTTGACTTGCATTTAACCATTTTTCTGAGAAAGGAATTAGTTTTGTTCCTGGATAACCATTCACCATGTTTCTAATTTCTGCCTTAACAGGAATGTCATCTGATTTAGTAGCAAAGAAAGCATCAACACTTGTAACAAATATTCCATCAGCGTCATTAACAACAAATGATTGTGCTAAAGGATCAGGACCTGGATTTCCTCCATCACGTTCTTGTGGTTGATTTACGACAGATGTAACCCTACTTGTTGATCTTGTTTGGTTAACACTTCTTCTTACTGTTCTTGCTTCTCTAGTTGAAATTATTGCCTCTTGTACTGTTTGTAATAATCCTTTTGCGTCATAGTCTGCCTCTGCTGATGTAGCAATAGCAGTTTTATCTTGTGAGTTTGATACCGAACTTGTTAATCTGAATACTCTCTTACCTGTTCTCCATCTTGGATTAGATGAAACTTTTGGATCAGGTATAGTAAATGTTCCTGTAGCAGTTCCGTTTGCGTCTGTTATAATTGACGTTGGAGTTGTGTATGCTGAAACATCTATGTTATCAAAGAAAGGATACACTCTAACGTTTGGTCTCATTCCGTAAGCAGTAAAGTTAATTGCTCTACTTCTTATAAATGGAACAAATGCAATAGATATAACTCTATTTCCTAAACTTTGTCTTACAGTTTGAGGAATAATTTCTGATCTTATTCCACTTCTAGTTTGAACTACAGAGGTTGTAGTTGTAGTTGTTCTTCCAGATGTAGTTGTTCTAGGATTACCAGACCACTGATCTTGCCAGTTGTTCCATTCTGTACTTAATGGGATACGAGTTGTTCCTGCACTTAATCCTCTATCTCTTGCCAAGTTGTCAAATGAACCATTAACATTAGCAATTAAGTCTGGTGCAACTTCAGTTTCTCTCCACTCATCAACAGGTGGATCTAATTCAGCAGTTCCAATCCAATTGAATACTAAGAATGGGTTAAGATTTTCTGTTGCAGTTGCATATGGTTGTTCTAAGTAAGTTGTTTCTGTATAAGGTAAAGTTACAACATCACCAGTTAGTTGATAGTTAGCGTCTGTTCTATCTGTGGCAGTAATTACTGATCCATCGTTATCAACTTCTTCTAATTCAACTGTGTCCTCATTGAATAATGTTCTTGCCTCACCTCTTGCTCTATCGATAGCAGTTTTATAATCAATGTTACCTACATCACCAATATTGTGTCCTGTAAAGTTATCAACTATAAAACCATTTTTAAATCTATCTAGGCCGTTTGTGTCTTGTATTTGTAAATTCTGTGCGTCTTGTTCTAGTAATGACAATTGAGTATAGTATTCTAAGTTTTGTATTCTGCCTTCTAACTTACCAATATCTCTCATTGTAAATCTTCTATTATCTTCAGGTGTTACTGTTACATCACTTACATTTAAAGTATATGCTGGAATGTTTACAGTTGCAAGTAACATATGTCCAGGAAGATTATTAGGTTCTAAAGGATTAATATCGGATGCACCTTCAACTACTTTAAATTCACCTTCTCTAGTCATAAAGATTTTATCTATTCTACTTAAATAAAATTCTAAGTCAGATGAAATAACTGAATTGAATTCAGGAACTTCGACCACTGAAGCGCCAGTACCATCAAATTGTCTGTCTGTTCCACCACTGTTAATAGTAGAGGCGTCTTCAACTCGTGGTCTAAAGTCCAAACTATCTCTCAATTCATATGTTGCACCAGTAGTGTCAGATGTATAAGATGGTATATTTTCGTAATCAACTTGAGCGTTGTAACTATCAACATCAAAATAATCTCCACTGCCGTGTTCAAAATAATCAAAGTCTATTGTTAAATTAGCTGTAGGTTTTATGGCACCAGTTTTTAATTTTATTCTTCCAATATCATAGAAGTTATCTCTTTGTCCTGTATCTAAATCAAATCTATCTGTAATATCATCACCACCCATTGTAATTGAATTAACTCTATAAACATCGGCCTTACCTAAACTTATAACACTGTCTGTGTAGTTTGTAATAGATAAACTTGAAACGTTTGTTAAAGTTTTTGTTTTTGAGTTTACTAATGGTTTATTAACTGAATAAGTTATTTTAACTGTTTGACCGTTATATCCACCAAAATCTAAAACAAGTTCAGTTTGTGCCTGATTTAAAGTAAACATAGAGTCTAGTTTAAATACTTTACCAATATCTGAACCAACTGTTACACTAGCAGAATAATCTTTTGAGTTAAATGTTGAAAACGTTTCACCATTTCCTAATGTAATAGTAATTTGATTTGATGAGTTGACAACTTCAGTTTTTTGTCTTCTAACTTTGTAGTTTGTGTCTGTAACAAAGTTATTTAAAGTTGTCTTTAATGTCTTAACATTATCGTATGGTAATTTAAATACCATAATATTGTTTTCAGGACTATTAATTTTTGTTCTTTGTCTTAAAAGAATACCTGCAGTAGTAACATCACTTCCACCAACATCACTTGTTAAAAATAATGATGTGTCTGAAACAATGTATGCAACTGTTTCTGTTATGTTGTTACCTGTGTCTGTATCAAATGAAATTTGATCACCAGGTTTTAAATCTGTTAAAAAGAAAGTTCCTTTTCCTAATATGTTCTTACTAGAGTTTGCAATTGAGATGTTTCCAACTAATGTTGTGTTATCACCATAAGCAGTTGACAAAGATGTATCAGATGTATATGGTGGTGTTCCATCCATTGCAATTTGTTTAACTGAACTAAATTCTTTTATTGAAGCACCAGCAAGTCCTAATACTGTATTTTGAACTGTAGCAGATGCCGAACTGTCGTTTGTTACAACTTCTCCAGAAGCAAATGTTCCTTCAACGTTTGCAAGAACTAAAACTCCGTGAGTAGCATTTCCTGTACTTGTAAATGCCGTAACATTAGCAATTGTTGTTCCATCAGATGTATATAACTCAAATGTATTAGCACTATAATCAGCGTTTCTTACTGTAAATACATCACTAGTAGTTACAGCAACACTATCAACCTCAAACACAGGTGATAAGAATTTTATTTGTTGACCATCTTTTAATCCTAAAGTTCCTGAAGCACTTACTACACTGTTTGAAGTATTAATAGATGTAATACCTTCACTGTGAGCAACACTTGAATTTTGTACAACACCAGAAGCACCTGAAGTTGAACCAGAAACAGTGTCACCTGTTGTGAAAGATGTATTGTCTAATAAGTTTAAGTGTGTAAACATTTCTATATCAAATAGATAATGTTTGTAAACTGATGTATCGTCTAATATTAAATTAGCGTCAGTATCTAATGCTAATGAAGTTTCAAATCCTCTACTTTTTGCTCTACCAATTTGTGGAACAATTGCACCACTTGTTGCTCTTTCAACACCTTTTGTGTCTGTAGCAACATCATGTAAATTAACTGATTTAAATGCCTCAACTGAAGCACCAAATTCAGCAAAATCAGGTGTATTATAAATGTTTGAAACATTGACAAAGTTATCTACATCGAAAGTTGTTTTGTTATTATTGATAGTTGTAAAATCTCTTCCTTTATTTAAATTAACAAAGTTTGTGGCCATGTTTTCATTTTCATAACCATTAACATATGCTTTAAATGGTGAAACACCAATTGCTAATTTAGATTCTAATCCACCTTCAGATGATATGTAAATACCTCTAACTATATCAGTATCCGAACTTGTTGTATCTTTTAAATGTTCTCTTACTTCAAAATCAGGATTAGTTAAAACATAATCTCCTGATTCATCGAAAGTTCTTCTAGCAAGTGTGTCTTCTAATACAGCATATTCTGTTGATCTAACTTGTGAAAGAATAATACCATTTTTAACTCTAGCGATTTCATAAAAGTTAGAATCTTCAGTTGATGATAAAGTTCTTTTTGAAAGTGATAAAGTAACTTTTAATCTGTGAGCACCAGGAGCGTTTGCGTTTGAATATCCTTGAGCATTGTCATCCAAAGAAGTATCATCTCCAGATGTAATAAAACTTTCAGTTACTTGTAGTCCAATTCTATAACTTGGTTGATTTGTATATTTGTCTAAAACTAATGATGAAGACTCAACTCTAACCATATATCCGTTAATGTAATATATTCCTGCCTCAATACCAGCGGCAGAACCAGTTGCTGTTGTATCAACAACAAATGTATCACCTGAACCTTGTGCCGTTACTGTTTCTCCATCATCAAAAACAGTTTTAACATTGTTTACTGAATCTGCTGATGTGTATTTGATGTATAAAGTATCTGGATCAGTTCCATCTGAAGCAACTACTTTAATAACTGTAGCACCAACTTTAGAAGTATCACCTAATAAATCTTGGTTTAAGTAAGCATTTAAATCTGAATTTGATTTAGATGTAAGTTTTACGGCAGTATAATTTGTATCTATTGAAAGTTGTCCAGGGATAACCATTGACCCTTGTTTAAAGAAGTGGTCACCCATTTTCTCAACTTGGTTTTGTAATATTGTTTGAGATTGTGTTAGTTCTCTTGCTTGAACAGCAAAAGATGGTCTAAACAAAATACGATGATAGTTTTTTGTTTCATCAAAATCATCAAAATATGGGCTGATGTTAAAATCAGTTGGACTTGGCATTTATTTCCCTTTACATTAAAATTCGATAATTAATTTTATATTTTCAGTTTGATCAATAGCTCTTGCAATTCTAACTCTATTCTCAACATATAAAACATCACCAGAGTCATGTTTAATTTCTGGTACTGAATATCCACTTATAAACGAAACAGCGTTTATAGTTTGTGTAGATATATCAGGAGTTCCTGTTGCACTTGAACCAGGAGCAGAAATTACACCTGAACCACTAAATGCTATTTGATCTCCACTTGTAGAGACACCAGCATCGTTGTGTCTAAACTGTGAAAAGTATAAAATATTGTTTGAAGAATCCCACTCAACTACTTTACCAGTTGCGCCTGTTGTTGCCTGGTTTATTTCTTCATCTACTAAGAATGTTCCTGGAGATGGAGAAGCAGAAAGTTTAACAGCAAAAGTTCCTCTAGCTGTAATATCAGTTAAGTCAGTTCCGTTTGGATCTTTAGGGTCTTTAATTAAAGAGATTTTTCTAAAATCGTTAGCAGCAGTGAAGTCACCAGTTCCTAATGAATTGGCATTTTCACTTCCTTCTAAAGTAGTAGTCATCATCACAAAGAAAGCACCTAACTCGGCAGGAGCATTTGCACCGTGACCACCTTTAGGTGGAATAATTACATCTAGTTCAGCACCTGAACCAGTTCCACCAGCATTTGTTCCAGCAATAATATCAGCATCTGTGATATATGCATATGTGTATCCTGAACCATTTGTTGTAATATTAATTGAAGTTACAATACCACTTTGTATAGTTACTTCACACTCGGCAGCAGAACCACCGTTTGCAGAATAGTCACCTCTTATTGGAACACCTGTAATAGTTCCTGATGAACCACCACCATTAATTGTAAATCCAGTTCCACCATTTGCAACAGAAACAACATCTAGTCTTCCGTCAGTAGCTGCAGCCGCAATAGTAGAATCAGTTGCTACAGGCATAAAGTCAGTTGATAAGAAATTAACTTGTTGGGCAGCACTTAATGTATAAATGTATTTCCATCTATATCCGTCAGATGTAATTACAAAAGGTGTAGTAGATGTTCCAGTTGGTTCTACTGTTGAAGTAGCACCACCATTATTATCTAAACACTTGTAAACATTTCTTGCTGTTGTGAGTACATAGTAGGATGCGTCAAACAAAGTTGTTGCACCACTATTTGATGTTCTTCTTGTTGATGAACTATTAGGAACATATTCTTCATAATCATGTCTATACATATCATAAACTGTTCCAGATATCCAATTTCTTCTTGGACATACTAATGCTACATCGTTACCAGTTATTCTTTTGGCAGCGATTAATTCATCAAAGTTATTAAATTCGTTTATTACACTATCACCAGGAGTTTCTGGTATAGTTTCAGTACCTTCAAAATCTGTTCTTCCGTCAGGTCTTGTAAAAGTACCATATTCTCTAATTCTACCGATACCTAGATAGTAGTAATTAGGGTTTGTTTCTGTGAAAGACTCTCTAAAGTTTTCGGCATTATTAAGTCTAAATTTGTTTGTTACTATTGCTGGCATTTCTTATCCTTTTCAATATTTATATAACTTATTAATATTGTTTTTAATATTTATAATCATTCCGAAGAACATTTTACATCTATTTTATCTTTATCTTTAGGACGATCTATAATAGATTTGAACGACTCATATACTTTTTCTGGTTCTACCATAATATTACGAGGGTCATTTGGGTCGTATTTGTTCTCATTCCACTTATTCCCCATATGAAATTGTAAGTTTTTATGATGTGTATAACCAAATTGAGTCCATCTTGTACTCCCCCAAACAATGACACCTCTTGTTTTAGATGAAGCAGCAAAATGCTGTAAACATGAATCTATACCGATAAATGCTTTTGCGTTTTTAAGTAATTCATGTAACTGTGACCAATGTAAAGGACATTTGATAGTTCCTTGATAACTTGGTTCATTTGGTAATGTACAATCAATAATAGTCAATTTGGGATATTCTTGTTTGATTGTATTAATAACTGTTTGCGCTAAGTATTGTGGATAGATACGGCCAGGATTATTATTATTATATGGAGTATTAGCGGCGCCACCTGTCCAACTACTTTGACCACCAGAAAACTGAATTAAAATATAATCGTTAATTTTATTATCTAGTAACCATTTATCTACTGATTCTTTTAAATGATCTGTAAACATTTTAGGAACCATACTTCTTTCAAATTCAATACCATGTAACTTACTGTATGCTTCAATCAAATGTTGATCACCAAATTGAAAATTTGATTTGTAAGGTTCTGAATAGTAAATATTATCACTACTCATTATTCTTTTATCGTTTAAAGGAATTGTTTGTTCAAATGCTAATTTAACATTTGGATTGTTTGCAAAACATCCAACATAAGGTGTATAAACTTGTATTGGTTGTCCTGCCTTTTCGGTTAATTTATCTACTAGTGATGTGAACGTTGAACATTTACCAACTCCACCTTCAACTATATAAGTGTCTAATGTCATAATAACTCCATAATTTTTAATAATTTAATAATACTATATATACGTCTCTTAAACAGTAGGTGCCGAAGACTTGTAAGGATGAGAACTTGGTAAACCAGCAGTCAATCCCCATTTATGTGCCAAGTATCCTTCAGCAATTTCAAAGTAACTCATATCAGTACCACTTGTTCCTGGTTGTCTTGCATAAGCAAGTGATTCTGCCATTCTTCCGTCTAATTCTTGTGATGATCTATTTCTCATAAATCTTACTTGTTGTCTTATCTGTAAAGAGTTATCATAATCATTTACAGGATTAAATGCGTTTTGACCATTTATTCTAAGACCGATTTGATTTCCTGATTTATTAAAAAATACACCAACAATATACCAAGTAAAGGATGATAAACTTACAAAATTCCATTGTTGAAGATTACCAATTACTGAACTGATTCTATTTGAAGATAGTCCATCTAAATCTAATTCTCCAGGCCAAGTATTATTACTCGCACCTGAACTTATGGCATAATCTCTTTTTGGATTTTGATTAGTTTCTACTGACCAAAATGAATCTTGGCTAGAGTTTGATCCATGATATTGAAATACACCTACAGCCCAATGATTACCACTACTAACTTGACTATTTACATAACTTCCACTTTGGATATATTCATTACTACCACTAAAATCTGCAACGTCTCTACTATTTAATCCATTAGTTACAATTGTTGGTGTTCCACCAATAGAAAAACTGTGTTTTCCAGCCTTATCTGATAATCCTATTATTGTAGTTCCTGATGTTGATCTACTACTACTATCATCAAAGTCAACCCACCAAGCAAGAAATCCCAAATCAGATGGTGCCCATGGAGTAGCGGATGCTGAAGAAGTTGCTCTTCTTCTCATTGAATGTCCTATTGAACTAAATGACGAACCCATGTTATCTCCTATGAGAAACTAACAGATTGTCCTGTAACAATGTAAGAACTTCCTGTATAGTAGATTGTAAATGAAATTATATCTACACCATTAGCAGTACCAGATGGTGTTGAACCACCTTGCCAATTAATTGTAGTGCTTGAACCATTAACATTTAATTGAGTTATCATATAAGGTGTTGAACCTTGATTCCATATTGCTGTAATATTAGTTCCTTGTGCAGACGATAATGATAAATTAGTTACATTTAAAGTTTTATTATTAAATGCACCACTAAGAAATAAACTATGAGATACTAAAGCAGATAGACTAACTGTTGAAGCTGCACCAGATGATCCTAAAAATGATTCTATAATTCCATTATCAGATAATTTTATTCCACCAGTAATGTTTTTATCATTAGTATCTAAATCTCCACCTAAAGAAGGTGATGTATCGTGTTCAACATTTAATGATTGTATATTATGTGATCCTGCTACTGCTGAATAAACTAGATAACCATTATCTATGGTTGAAGTATTTACGTCTGTTAAAGCACCAAGTGTTGTTGGAGCAGTTTGTGATACCCAATCATAATCTGTTCCATTCCAACTTAATACTTCGTTAGTTGAAGCAGATGATTGATTTAAATGTGTATCAACGTCTGAGTCTGTATATGGATTTGTAGTTGATGGAGGTGGTGCCCAAACATAATCTGTTCCAGACCAAGTTAAATATTGATTAGTTGTAGCAGTTGATGTGTTTATATGTGAGTCAACGTCTGAGTCTGTGTATGAGTTAATATTTGCACCATCAATTGTTATTGTGTTACTTGTAACACTTGCTGAAATTCCATTTGTTCCTTGTATAGTTAAGATTTCTCCTAAAGCAACTGTGTCTGTTGTTGAACTTGCGTCTCTTATTGTAATTGTATTGTCTGTAAAAATAAGATTACCAGCACCATCAGTTGATATAAGTTGATTTGCAGAACCATCTGATTGTGGCCAAGATAATCCATCTAATACAATATTTCCAGTTCCATCAGGAGTTATATTAATATCACCATCATTAGTAGATACTATCGCCTGTGTTGAAACATCTAAGTCACCTGCCAATGTTGGATTTGGATCTTCTTGTTGTCCTTGTATTTCTACTGTTCCATTAGGAAGAAGAAAGTTTGGAAATGTTCTTGTTATTTGTCCCATATTTTATTCCTTATAGAGGTAAATACCTTACTTGTATTTCTGAACTTGCCGATGGGGCAAGAACGAAAGTTAATGTTGTTCCTGAAATTGTATAGTCATCTGTTGGAACTAAAACTATTCCGTTTACAATTACAAATACATCATCAACAGTTCTTCCACTTTGATTTAATGTAAATGCACTTGTTGATTCATCACCTGTAAATTTCTGTGTACTGTATGAGTTAGAACTTTTAGCAATAGTTACTGTGTTGCCTGAAGCAGATGTTGTAATTCCTGTTCCACCAACAAGTGTTAAACTTTCAGTTCCTAAATCTATACTAATTGATGTTGAACTATCGTCTAATACACTTAAAGAACCAGATGCCGAGTTTGATATTGTAATTGTATTACCAGAAGCAGATGTTGTAATACCTGCCCCACCAGCAATCTGTAATTGTTCAGTTGATAATGTTATCGCAACAGCAGTTGAACTATCATCTATTACATTTAATGTTCCACCACCTGCGTCTTGTAATTCTAAGTATCCTGTTGAAGCATTATGTGTTAAGACTTGGCCATCTACAGCACTTGCCTGAACACCAGGTAATCTAAATTTTGTATTTGCTGGGTTACCAATTGTAATTTCATCATCAACAATTTGTGCTGATGGTGCAGCTGCATATCCTATAATAACGTTATTACATCCATCTTGCAAATCATAAACACTAGAGCACCAAAAAGGTCCACTAAAACCCCCACCCAAAAAATTAAAACTACTAAATCCAGTAGCTGCATGAGAACCTATGATAGTGTTATGTCCAGTTCTATTAGCACTTGAACATCCTTGATGTAAACTATTAGCAGCATTAGAACCCACAACTGTGTTATTTGTAGGGCCACTATCACCAGATGCTGGACCCATGTGAGCATTGTCTCCGATCACAACCATACCATAAGCTGAAAGTGAATTGTTTCCAAAAGTATTTGTTCCGACTAAAGTAATACCTTGTCCAGATGATGTATAAAATCCAGCACCAGCGCCAACAGAAGTTATATGAGGTGCATAATCAGGTGAAGAAAAATTACCCATTCCTTCCTCACCAACTACTACAACACCAGTTGTAACATCATCACCAAAAGGAGAAGTAAAATCGCATTGATAAGCACAAGCACCAATAATAACTGAACCACTTAGTCCTCTTACATATTGAGCGGCATATGCCCCCAAAACTACGTTTTCACATGAGTTACATCCAAAAGAACATGTATTGGCATCAATGCCTTGAAGAGCATCATTTCCAATAATTACATCATTATATGAATGTGCTAAAGTTGGTACTTGACTTCCACTGTGAACACTTGACATATCACACATACAAGTAAATGCTCTATTACCAATAACAATTGATCCCTCAAGCGCATTGTTCATTGCTGAAGTATTACCTAAAACAACTGAATCTTTAAGTCCTATGTCAACTCCACATAAAGTATTATTACATGTAGCCGCAGCCGCATTGTGTCCTATAACGACATTGGTATCGGCAAACACAACACAGTTCATTGCAAAATTACCAATTGCAAGGTTTGCTGTTTGTTCAAAGTTACATCCATACTTATTGTTACTTGACCAATTTGGAATACCACTATAACTAGAACATACAGCAGGTGGATTACCTGTTGTTAATCTATTTGATCCAGTACACTGCCAACAATCAGAGCATGTTTGTACCCTTGAAGCTGCACTTCTTCCGATAGCAATTTGATAACCAGTTAATGAGTTACTTCCAGCAGATGATCCAATACTAATATTATCATTTCCTGTAGCACTTCCACTAGCACCTCTACCTATAGCAACATTATAACTAGTGTTACTAACTGCACTACGAAAATTACATCGCCCAATAATAACGTTTTCATAAGCATTACTTTGGATACAATTACCACTTTGTTGCCCAAGTACAATATTTCTGCTAAATGTACTTGGATTTGTACTATCAAATAAACTAAGTCCAAGCATAATGTTGCAAGACACATTACAATTAGAAGCAGCACACATGCTTCCCATAATGCTTGCCCCAATTGCAACGTTATTCCATCCGTGAGCTGCTTTTGTCAAAACAGACTTACCTAATGCAACATTACAATATCCATCTGAAATTCCACAAAGAGCATCTGTTCCTACAGCAACGTTATTTGTTCCGTCAACAATACCACATAATGCATTATATCCTATAGAGACGTTACATCCTGCGTTAGCAGCGTTTGGTATGTCTGCTGTTGTACCAATAGCAACATTGCATCGTCCCAGAGGATGATATCCTCTTAATCTCATTTCAGCGCCAGACGCTAAATCAAAACAAGTAAGGCCTTCTAAGCAAGTTGTTGTACAACCTAATTCTAATACTGTTGTTCCTAAAGTTGTACATTTAGAAACAGGTGCCAAATCAATTGTTAAAACATTGTTGGCAATTGAAGTTGTGATAGCGTTACTTCCTGTTATATGTAAAGTTTCACCAAGTGCTACTGTATCAGTAGTTGATGAACTATCTCTTATTGTGAATTCTTTAAAAGCAGGTGCCAAGTCAATTGTTAAAACATTGTTGGCAACTGAAGTTGTGATAGTACTGCCTCCTGTTATGTGTAGAGTTTCACCAAGTGCTACTGAATCAGTAGTTGATGTGCTATCCATTATTGTTAATTCTGAATTTACTAAAGCGGAGTTTGGTATATTTGTAAATGTATTTGAAAGACCATCAAGTGTTTTATTAGATAATGTTTCTGTTCCCGTTTGTGTAATTACAATTGATTGATCAATATCTAATTTTAATTGAGTACCTGTAACAGATGAAACAATACCTAATCCACCAGTAACATCTAATTGATCAGTTGTTAAATCAATACCTATAGAAGATGATGAATCGTCTGTAATTGTAAGTGTTGAAAGAACGGCACCAATTGAGTTTGATTCAAACTTGCCTGTTGATGAGTTATATATTAATGCCTCACCGTTTACAGGATTTGAAACGTCAATTGATAAAGTCGAACCATCACCGATTGCACCGTAGATTTCATTAAAATTATCGTTAATTTTATCACCACCGTCTCTAATCGGGTCACCAGTGTTATCGTTGGGTAATGTTCCTATATTGATTAATTGTTTTGACATATCTCTCTTTGCTCTGCTTTGTTATATTTATAATCGAAAATTCTATACTCTATCCATCTTCTTCTTAGTT